CTATTGAATATATTTGTTTTTCATATTTGAAAGCACTATTTTCAAGAGAATGTAATTTTTCTAATTCAGAGTAAACAAATGAATTTTTTGTAAACTCATCGTTCAAACTATTCAATTCAAAATTCAATTCATCTCTGTCTTGTTCAAATCCCCAAATCTGTGATTTTGCCCTCTCTGCGTCCTTAACGAAAACATTATTTACACAAAACTCACAGTTTGGATCATACTCATGGTCTTTCAAATTATCAATTTTATCTTGACAATGTTGGACTTTTAACTTTACACTACGCAAATCAGCTTCAAGTTCTGTTATTCTGTTCCTAACAATGTCAATTCTTTCTTTTCTTTCCATAAGAGTTTCTTTATCAAACTCTTTTGTCAGTCCAATATACTTTGTATGCGATGTTTTAGCATCATTTAACTCGTTTTCTAATGAATTTATTTCATTCAATAAGTCATTACCTTTTCTATCTAATAAATATCTCTTATCCAATAATGATTGGACAGATTTGGAAGAAAAATTGTCTGCAATCGGTATTAGTTTTTTATTTAATTCGGAAATGGAAACTGTTATTTTTTCAATTTTTTTCTCAATATATCCCTTTTGATCGGTTGTTTCTTCCAAAAGTATTGTATTTGATTTACGAATACCCATTGCATCAGATAACTTGGTAGAGTAATCATGTTTCTTAAATTCTTTAACCAATGTCTGCAATCCCTTGACTTCATCGGTAGCAATACTATTTAGTTCCTCGAACAAATTTAAGTCAAAGAATTGTGCTAATAAATCCTTTCTATCCTTTTGTGCCTTATCAACAAAATTTGTATTATTACCTTGAAGTGACATTGCAGTTAATACAAAATCATCATAGGTTCCAATATACTTCCGTATGGCGTAATTAGTTCCGTCACGGTCTTCACCATTAAGTGATACTAAGTCACCGTTTTCTTCATACCAAAAATCTACATTAACTTTTACATTACCTTTCTTTTCTTTTGTAGCAACTCTCTTTATGTAAAAGTTTTTATCACCAATCATAAAATGGAGTTTACATTGAAAATTATCTTTCTTATTGTTCAGAACTTGTGCCGCCTTGAATGTCCTTGAACACTTATCGAAAAGACAAAACATAATTGCATCAAGAACCGAAGACTTACCACTAGCATTTGGTGCAAACAATCCGTATATCCCATTCATTCCATCAAATTGTATTCTATTACCCTTTCCGTATGAAAACATATTTTCAAATTCAAATGAAATTGGTTTCCATACAAGATTACGAACAACATCGCTTTCAGACAATTTTGTATTTACATTTCTGTTAATACCTCTAATTTTTTCAAGTATATCATCTGTTACCCCAAACTTATCATTCACATAATCAGTAATCAATTTGTTTTGGTATTCTACATCACGAATTTTACCAATAGGATTTACTTTTGTTTGAACATTACCATTACTTGAACCAACAAGATGTTGTGTTCTAATGTCTATCACATTTGTTAATGATTTCAATTCAGTCATTATTTGATTGACTTCTGAATGTGGTGTGTTTGATATACGCAAACGAATTGAATTATACTTTGTCCACTTTGTTGGCAACTTTTTAATTTTACCGTTTTCAACATCAATAGTATGATAAGACCAATCATTTTCAATTTCAATAAATTTTGATTTTTTATTTTTAATATCCCATTCAATTATACCATGAACCAATCCTTCACCATAGTTTTGTTGTATGAGTGAACCGGCATAAGCAAACTTTCCATCAACATCAAGATATTGAAACTTGTGAATATCCCCAAACATTCCATAGTCAAAACCATCAAACATTTCAATCTTAACATCATTATGTTTCATAAGAACACCGGCATCAGTTGATGCCCTATCAACAGGTCCGTGATACAATACTATTTTTGTTCTATTACCTTGAACATCATTTGCTAAAATAAAGTCTTTTGGATTTTCATAAACAGAATTAAGAATAAAATCAACATTCTCCAATGAGTATACACCACTTTGTTTCAAATAAAATAATTCATTAAAATCACTATCAATCATGGAAACAATTGGTGAAAGCGCATCCATTCTACTCATATTATTTAGGTTACAGTCGTGATTACCGGCAATCAAAATTGTTGGTGCAATCTTGGAAAGCGTATCAAGAAATTCTGTTACCATATCAACAAGTTCTGGTGTCATGTCTGTCTTTGCATGAACAATATCACCAGCAAGATATATGATAGTATTTTTATTTTCTTCTACTTTACTTTTACAGATGTCATAAAGTTTTTGAAATACACTTCGATATTCTTCATGTCTTTTTAGATTACGAATGTGAACATCAGCAATATGTAATATGGTATCAACACGGGAAACTCCGCCTACCCATAATGTTTCTTTAAGCATATAATATCCTTTGTTTAATTATATCATAACTGTCTGTTGATGGTGTTACCGATTTCAAATTTGAAAAATCTTTGAAACCCATTTCATTTATATCTTTACTTTTCATTTGAACAATCGAAACATTTATACCTTCTGAAATTAGAGAGGAAGATATTTTTATGGCATCCGAATAAGCATCGTTATCAAGTGCAACAATTATCTTTGGTGGTTTACGCAACAAAATCTTTTCTCGAAGTTTTGGTTGAATGATTTTGCCGAAGAGTGGAACTGCATTATATCTTGCAGTAATTGCATCAAATACACCTTCAACAAGTGTAACTGGTTCATCCCAATCAATAAAACATTCAAAACCAATAACATCCTTACTCCATTTTGGATTTTTATATTTCAATAAATCTTCTTCAAATATAGAACGAGAAACAAAAAAGTTTAAGTTAAAGTTTTCATCGTGGGATGGAACAATAATTCTACCGGAATAACTACCATTAGGACAATAACCAATTCCATATCGAAGTATATCTGTTCTACCAATTCCTCTTGATTTCAAGTAACCCAATGCTTGTTTCATTTGCATCTTTATTTGAATATCTTTTATCTTTGGAAATTCATATAACTTGATGTATTCTTTTGGTAAAACTAATTCTTCTTTTGTTTCAGTTTTATTAGTGATGTATAGGTTTTTTGTTTTGATAATTTTATTAAGGTCATCAAGATATTGTTTACCCGCTTTTACTTTTTTGAATAAAGAGACTATACTTCTACCCTTAGCATTACTAACCCAACAATGCCATGGATTTTCACCGTTGTTATTTACGGTCAAATCTATTTCTAATTTTGGTTTGTAATGACTAATAAACGGTGAGAAAAACGAATAGTTATTGCCAGATGTTTTTCTACCTTTACCGAGAACCTTCTCAACGAGAGATAATAAATCGTAGTTTATCATAACCACACTTTATGGAAAATAATACTTGTAACAAATATAAGAAAAATTTGCTACAATTACAAGCACTCTTTTAACCATTCCTCTGGTATTTCTTTCTTTGCCCAACGCCACCCCTTCTTATCACAGTATTGAGCATAGGTTGTTTTACTACCTTTGTATAATTTTGCATTTGGATTTTGGAATACAAATCTAATATCTATATCAGGATATTGTTCAAATATCAAATCAAATTTTAATCGGTCTGTCTTTACCCATCTACCCTTTGTTTCAACATACATTTTACCACCAATTATTTTATTTAGAACAAAATCTGGAGTATAATTGTGTTTAGTTTCTGGTTGTATGTAGGATATTTTTTCACTTTCATAACTAAATGATTTGTTGTTTTCTTTCAACATATCATTGACTGTATCTTCCAATCCACTACGAAAACCGTGTCTTATTGCAACTTGATTTCTACGCATATTACATATCAAACCTTACAATGATATTCATATCTACATCGTCTCTTTTTTCCAAAGGATTTGCTAATTTAGCAATAGCAAGTAAATTATCACTATCATCATAAAGTCCAACACTTGTGATATATGGATTAAAAAATGATGATGTTACATAATTTTCAATACCAGAAACAGGTGATGCCTTATCAGTTCGTATAGATGGATTTTGTGTAAAATTAAATTCTTTTCTTCTTATTTTACATATAATTTCATATTCATAAAATGTTGTTGTTGATCTGAAACCACCTCTGAAACCATTGGTTATACCATCATAATCAAAATTTCCAGTTGAACCTAAAAATGCATTTGAGTATTTTGGTCTTGGATCAGAAATAACCATAAAACCGGTTCCATAAAAAACATTCCCAACCCTCGAAGTTTGGTATGCATACCCGGCTTGTAATGAATTGTCTGCAAGATATGGTATTTGTTCATCTGAAATTGCAGAACCATATACACGAATTTCATCCAGTGTTCCATGAAAATTACTTAAAGGATTTGTACTTCCACCTATAAAAAATACATCTTCATTTCCAACATCATTTGTAATTGTCTTAGAAACTTCAGCATCAAGTGTTCCATTTAACCATATCTGATATTTACTTCCTGATTTTTGGCAAAGAACATGATACCAAGTATCACTTGATAAAACACTAGACACAACTTCAACATTATCAAACATTGATGATTGTCTAAATGATATTCTACCGTTATTTGATGATAAATGGTTGTTGTATGATATATCAAAAGGAAATTGATTATTTTCTCTTTCAACTTCTTCAAATTTATGATTGCCATATGTGTTGCTACC